TGGCAGACGCGCTAGACTTAGGATCTAGTGTCCCAGACGTGAGAGTTCAAGTCTCTCTCTCCGCACCACGCTCATTGGAATCTTGCGGGAATAGCTCAGTTGGTAGAGCATAACCTTGCCAAGGTTAGGGTCGCGAGTTCGAGCCTCGTTTCCCGCTCCAAAACAATTAAATATGGGGATATAGCTCAGTTTGGGAGAGCGACGCACTTGCACTGCGTAGGTCAGCGGTTCGATCCCGCTTATCTCCACCATTAATGCCTAGGTAGCTCAGTTGGCTAGAGCATACGGTTCATACCCGTACGGTCGATGGTTCGAATCCATTCCTAGGCACCATTTTATTTATAAGCATTGATGAAAATTTGAAAAGTGCTAAAAATCGTAAGTTTTAAAAGCTAAAAACTTAATAAAGTTTTATAAATATCTATAAAATATAAAAATTACAACAGACAAAAAACAGACAAAGTTAAAAGAGATTCAATTAAGAATCTCTTATTTTTTTACAAGTTATTTAATTTATCTAAAACCTCTAATTTCTTTTCTTTCATAACATGTGTATAAATATCCATAGTAGTAGCTATATCACCGTGTCCTAGCAAGACTTGAACTGTTTTAATTGGGATATCCATCTCAAATAATCTCGTAGCATAACTATGTCTTATTGAGTGAAAACTCCTGTGTGGAATATTAAGTTTTTTACAAATAGAAGCAACTCTTCTCTGAGGCTTTTTTGGTTCTATAGGTTTACCAAGATTAGAAAAAATCAGTTGACCTTGACGTGGGATATCTTTTAGCAGCTCCTGGATCTTATCTGGTAACGGGATTTCTCTAGCACTGTTTTTAGTTTTCAATTCCTTAAATGTATAAGTTAATTTCCTATCATCTACTTTATCCACGTCTACATTTCTTCTATACTGTCTAGTAATCTTAACCATATTATCCTTAATATCGTCCCATTGTAGTCCTAAAACCTCTCCAAGTCTTAGCCCTGTGTAAAATGTAAAGTAAATTAAGCAGTCAACGATATCTCTTTTGTCTAAAGTTTTAAGAACCATTTCCTGCTCTTGCTTAGAAAATACATTTATATTTTCTTTTTTAGTTATTTTTTGAAGAGTCACACCAGGGCAAAAATCTTTCATCATAATCCCTTGTATAATAGCGAATTTTATACAAGAGTGAATTTGGATATAAGTCTTTTTAATGGTATTAGCAGTAAAGTCTTTTTGCAACTCATTGAAGTATTGCTGCAAGTCCTTTAAAGTTATTTGATTAGCCTTTTTTCTAGCGATAGAGTAATTCATTAATCTTAATCTATAACTTGCTTCATATTCATAAAAAGTATTGGGGCTAACTTCTATCTTTTTAAAATTAAAGATCCAGTCTTTAAAAAGTTCTCCAAAACTAATATCAGAATTAGATAAAGAATTAGTTTTAGCTTGGTATTTAGCAGTATTCATTTTATCGAGTACCACAGACTTTTTATAGCTACCAAAACTTTTTCTAATCTGCTTACCATTACTATCCCAACCAACAGTAATGTTGGCTTTATAGTAAGTTTTTCCATTTCTTATAACTGTAGAGATAGTACCTTCTCCATTGGCTTTTCTACCAGCCATACAAAAATCACACTCCTTTCAAATTGCATAAAAAACAAGAGTGTGTTATAATCTAAATTGATAAGATGTAGAAGAGTACCACACTCTTGAGCCTTTTAGTTGTTGGTAGCAACTGAGGGGCTTTTTTGTTATTTCTTAATTGCTTTTTTAGATTTATTATCTAGTTTTTTCTTTTCTTTTTCTATTTCTTTTATGCTTTTTTCTGGTGTAGGAAGTTTTTCAGGAACTGTTCCACTTATTTCTTTCATTGTTGCCCTAACTTTTTTTCCAATCTCAAAATGAGTTAAATCTGCTGCTGATTGAGTAGTTATATCACCCTTTTTCAATCTTTCCTCTGTTTGTGTTATTCTAAAAAAGTTTGCAGCTAATTCTGTTGATCCCATAAAATCTAAAATGTTATCATTTTTCTTTAGCTTTTTTCTAACTTTTATAGCTTGTGCTGTTTCTCCACCATACAGTCCCATATATCCAGCATTATTAAATTTTCCATAATTGTCAACACCACATTCTTTAGCTGCACTAGCTAATTTTTTATTAAATCCCTTTACATGTCCTCTCAAAAGTAATCTTTTTTCTTCTTCTGTTAAATCTTTAGTTGCTTTTTCTTCACTCAATTCTTGTTTTCTAGTTTGTATAGCAAAATATTGTTGTCCTAAGGCTATCATCTTTTTTCTTGGGTCTCCATTTTGGACTATTAAATAACAAGCATATCTTGATAACATAATATCAGTGACTTCCATCTTAGCACCATTCCCAACTTTTAACACCCTCCCGACGTCGGCAAAGTGTTCAAATATATTTATATTGGTTGTTTCTGCAGAGGATTTAGCTTTATTAATAACCTTAATAAAATTTCCCCACTTTACATATCCTAGTGCAGTCATTAAATCTCTTGCATACCAAAATTCCACACCATATTCATTAATATTTTTTAAATCTTCAAAAGTTTTTTGATTGTATAATTCTAGTTCTTCCATTTACTCACCTCTCCTTAAAAATGTATGTAGTTTATTTGAAAATGTTTTAATTTTTTCTAAAAAAGTTTTTTCATCATTTTCTTTTTTGTTACTAGCTTCATTTTGATTTTTTCTTTCATATCCTTCATAATATCTTAAATAAATTGTATTTTCCAAATCTATTGGTTCTTCACCAAAACCAAGTTTTCTCCAAAATCTTGAAACTTCAGTTTTACCGAGATCAGTACTAGGAGTTAAAGAAAGAACAAATTTATACTTATCTGCAATTTTTAGAATTTCTAGCATTGCTTTAGTTCCATATCCAGATTTTTGTGGTTCTGAATAAAAATTTACTATGCAAATTTCTTCATAATCCATGTAATAGAATTTAATTTCTTCATATTTTATAGTCACTTGAGGAATATCTATTTTCTTTAATTCTTCATAAAAATCTTTATGTTTAATATCATCGAGTTCTTCTCCTTGTCCACGAACAACTTTTACATTCATAAGCTCCCTCCTCCTTTATTCATACAAATTTAAGTAATTACACCAAACATAATTAATGATTTTCTGAATTTCATCATTATTATCACAATCTTTATATTTAGCTTGTAAAAATATAGTGGCAAATAAATTAGCTTGTGTTTCTTCTCTTGAGCCTTTAAAAGCTTCAATCTTACTAAATTGTCTTATAGAATCATCATGAAATATATAATGTCCTATTTCATGAGCTATAACAAAGTCTTTCTCAAAATTTGAAATACTTGAATTAATAAAAATAACATTATCAACTGATAAACCCCTAATACTACCATCTAAATCTACATATTTTAATATAATTCCTTTATCTTTTATTAAATTATATATATTACCATATTCTTTACGAAGTTTTAGAGCAGTATTTATTATAGACTTTGTAGTCATTACACATCACTTCTTCCTTTGTGAAATTAATACTTCTGCATAAGCTGTTGCTAGAGTTTCTTTATCTTCATCAGAAATATCGTTCCCTTCATTCATAAACATTACTGTTGACATATTTTTAAATTTTTCTAATTTTGCTAATTCTTCATCTGTTAATTGTGAAAAAATATTATTTTCTTTTTCTTCTTTTTTATCTTCCCAGTCATATTTTAAACCAGCTTGATATCTATTTTTAATATCACTTCTTCCCATTAAGTAGTCCATATCGACATTAAAATAATCACATATTTCTTGTAAAGTATTTGGTCTAGGAATTCTTTGACCTTGTTCCCACATACTAATAGTACTTATTCCAACATCAAAAATTTTAGCCATTTGACTTTGAGTTAAAGAATTTTCTATTCTAAGATCTAAAATTCTATCTTTAATTTCAGCCATTAATATCACCTCTTAAAACAATTATACACCATTCGTGGAAAAAATCAAGAAAATTTTTTCACGAAAAGTGTTGACAAAAATTTTGAGATATGATAACATTAATTTGTTCACAAAAAGTGAAATAGAAAAAGGGGGTGATTTTATGACTATAGGTGATAAATTAAAAAAACTTAGAGGTAATAAAAGACAAATAGAAATAGCAAAAGAACTAGGAATTTTACCTTCAGCTTACTCTAACTATGAGAATGATTATAGAATTCCAAATGATGAAACAAAGAAAAAAATAGCCGACTATTATAAAAAAACAGTAGATGAAATATTTTTTTAAACAAAAATTTCACTTTAAGTGAAAAAAGAAAGGAGGAGTATGGGAAAATCAATAAACATAAAAATAATAATAAAAGAAAATACAAATATAAAAAAATTAATTAAAAAAATTAAAAATGAGCTAGACACAAAAGATGGTTATAAATTACCAATAGAAAATCCAGTTATGGAGTCTACAAAAAGCATATAAGACTGTAAATTTATGTTGCATCCGCCATTAAGGATAGTTACATTTTTTAAAAAAATGCAATCAGAAAAATTTATTTTTTCTTTATTTTCTAAGCTTTTATTATAAGTCTTTATAGCTAAATGTGACATATAAACTACAAGTGTTTCATTAGAAATATTTTTTTCTAAATTTGAAACTTCATCTAAGGAAAACATTTCACCCACAATAGTTCCTGTAGATGTTGTAAAAATTAGTTTGTTATTTTTTAAATCAGGTGTGTTTTTAATGAGACCATTTATTAAATGTAAAATATTACTTTTAGGGAAATTATCCATAAATCCTCCTATAAAAGTATCTAGCTCATAAAAGTATTATATCACAAGTAAAAGAAAGGAGAATAAAAATGAGAGTACATAAAGAAATAAAAATTAATACGGAAGTTATAGATAATAGTATAAAGCATAAATATTTAATAGGTAGAGCAATTTATGCAATAGAACAATACAACGAAAAAAAGAAGAAAAGCTTATGCTTTACATACACAGGGAGTTGTTCAAGAGCAGCAGAATGGGGATACTTATTAGATGTAGATATAGATTGGTTAGATAATTATTTTATTGGAATCTTAGAGATGAAAGCTATTACAAAAGCAAGTTGGGATAATAAATATGCTGAAAGATATTATTTTTATGAAGATTAAGGAGGTCATTATGCTAAGCAACAAAATTTTAGATAAGTATTGGGGTAGAAATGAATTAAAAGGACTAAGCTTAAAAAGAGCTTTAGCTATTATTCAAATTTTAGAGTTATGGGAGGGAGAAAATGACTAGAAGCGAAATAGCTGCAAGAGAACTTTTAAAAGAAAGTAAAAAAGCAACTCTTTTAGATGTAATTAAGTATAAAGTTGTATGGTTATTTAAAGTCATTTTTGGGGCGTACATGAAGTACGTAGAGCTGTATGACTTTGAAGGGCTTATATGGGAGGAAGGTGCAGAATGAAAATAGTAAAAGGAAAGCTATCTGTAAAAGAAATTATGTTTAAAAATCACAGAATAGTTATAACTTTTAACAATATAACTAATGAGTATCTAGGATATGTAGTTATGAATAAAGGAGATGACATCTGTCGGGTTTTGATAACTCCTGAAATAAAACATTTCATAGATGCCGACGGCAATGAGATTATAAGTTTTAAATCTGATGATGTTAGATGCAACAATTTTACATACTACGAAAATGCTCTAATGGATATCATTGCTCAGCTGGTAGCAAAAATTAATTAGAAAGGAGAGATTAATATGAGCGAAAAGATGATGTTAACAATGCCAGAAGCATCAAAATTAACTGGCATAGGATTACAAAAATTAAAACAGATTGCTAGAGAATACGCTGATTTTCCTTTTGTAAAGGTTGGTGTAAAGCACTTAGTGATTAAAGATAAGTTGGCAGATTGGTTTATGAAGCATAAGGGAGAAGAGCTATGAAGAAACTAGCATTTGTAATAGCTAACATATTAGCAGCATACAAAAGAAAAACATCTGCTACTCCCGACCAAAGTTGTACAGATGTTTAAGAGAAAATATCTAGGTAATATTTCACCTAGATTATAACTCGAATTTAATAAAAATTCAAGGAGGAAATATGATCACTATTAATTTACTCAAGTTCATATTAAGTGAACTTCAAAACAATAATAGAAGTTATGCTGATGTAACAGAGGTTTTTATTAAAGGCAAATATAGAATAGATACTTACAACTTCTATAAGTGTGCAGCCAATATAAATTATGATCCAACTAGAGAACTTATAGATCCTGGACTAATTATAAAAGGAAATGATTTTATCATAGATGTGAAATTAGCAAGGGGATATGCGACAGTTTTAAATTTCATAGATTTAAAAGCACCTGAAAAAACAGTACAAATGCCATGTTTAATTTCTCATAGAGATGGAATGTATGTGGGTGATTAAAAATGGGAATAAAAGTTAATCAATTTTACGATAATGTAGACTGTCCTCGTGAGTTTGTTTGTGCTTACTGTGGAGTTCATGTTCATGTTACTGATTTTAAAGATAAAAGAGTTAAGTACTGTAGTGCTGTTTGTGAAAAACAGTACTGGAGAGAAAAATCTAAACAGAATGCAGCATACAAAAAAAGAAGTCGTGAAAAAGTCCTTGGACTTAGAAATTACAGTGCTAAAGGAATGGCTATCAAACTCTACAAAGAAAAGAAAGAAGCTGAAGAAATGGACTGGAAGGAAAGAAAAGATGACTAAAAATGAATCTGAGTTATATAAAGAAGAAAAGGAAAAAATGAATATATCCATAGACAATATAGTAAAGAAGATTCAAAGTACGGATCAAAAGTACAACTATGATGAAATCTTCTTTGATTGGATAAAGTCTATGTTCTATGCGTATGCCAATACTTGCAATACAGAAGGCTACGAAGATAGAGAAAAGGAGTTTAACAGATTAGAAGAGAAGCATGGAGCTAAAACTATGCAAATGTTTTATGAATGTCATGCTGAACTGGTGATGTTATTTGAAAAAGAAATAGATGATTATTTGGGGAAAATACACCATCAACTTGGTGTGCATAACAAGATGAAAGGGCAATTTTTTACACCTTTTCACTTGGCTAAAATGATGGCAGAGACTCAAGTTTCTGATGTAATAAAGAAATTAGAAGAAGGCAGAATAAAGATAACAGATCAAGCATGTGGGTCAGGTTGCTTACCGTTAGGATTGTTAGCAGTTTTGAAAGAAAAAGGAATTAACTATCAAAAAAATGTGTTAGTTGTTTGTAGCGATTTAGATGAGAATGCAATACAAATGGCATACATACAACTAACTCTTGCTGGAGCTACTGCTAAATGTGAGAACAAAAATGCACTAACAGGGGAGACATTTGGTAGTTGGTTTACTTTTAATAATTTGCTTTTTTAGAAAGGAATAGATATGGAAGAAAATTTAATAACAGAATTTAAATATGAATTATTAAAGAGCTTTTCTGATGATGAAGCTTTTAAAATAGAAAGCATTTTAAGAAGTATTTTACATAAGAATGAAAATGCTTTAGTAGTAAGCGATGGACAAGGAAATTTAGAATTAATTAAACAATTTGTTATACAAAAAAAGGTACAAAATTTAAGTGATAGAACTATAAAATATTATGTTTTAACTCTCGAAATTTTTAATGCTTTTTTAAGAAATAAACCTTTCCAAACTGTTACCTCTAATGATGTTATAAGCTTTTTAGGCTCAAAAATGTATAAAGATAAGGTTACTTCTACGACAGCGAATAATTTAAGAAGAAATTTAAGTTCATTTTTTACTTTTTTGCAAGAATTCGACTTTATTCTCAAAAATCCAATGGCTCGGGTAAAAAAAATAAATGAAGTTAGAGAAAAGAAAAAAGCATTTTCTGCAACAGAATTGGCAAAATTAAGAAAAGTTTTTACTAATAAAAGAGATAGAGCTATCTTTGAACTTTTGTTACACAGCGGAATAAGGGTTGGTGGTCTGTGTGGTCTAAAATTTGATGACATAAACTTCTCTGATAAAACTATAACAGTCTTTGAAAAAGGTAGAAAATACAGAACTGTATATTTCAATGAAGAAGCTGAGTTTTATCTTAAAGAATATTTAGAAGAAAGACAGCATTTAGATACAAAAGAGAAGCATATTTTCGTATCTCTTTTAAAACCATATAAAAAATTACAAATTAGTGGAGTTGAAATAATGATTAGACAAGCTGGTAAAGAAGCAGGGGTCAACAATGTCCACCCTCATAGATTTAGAAGGACTTTCGCTACTACTGCTTGGAAAAAAGGAATGTCTATTATAGACATAAAAAATCTTTTGGGGCATGCAAAATTAGATACAACACAAATTTATTTAGATGAAACAGAAGGATTAACGAAAGCTGCTTATAACAAAGTATTTTGATAGGAGGATATTATGAAAAATACACTAACAGACTTAAATAATTATCTTTTCGCTCAGATGGAAAGATTGAATGAAGAGGAGTTAGAAGGAGAGAAGTTAGAAAATGAAATGAAAAGAACAAAGGCAATGGTAAGTGTAGCATCTGCGATAGTTGGCAATGCACATCTCGCATTACAAGCTATAAAGGCAAAGGATACTATGCAAGGAGCAGATGTTAAACTCCCTGAAATGCTGGAGGGGTAATTTATGAAGTACACAGCTGAAATGATTGATTTTCTAAAAAGTTTTAAAGGTGAAAAAACTTTAAAAGAATTGGCTAATCTGCTCAAAGAAAAATATGATGTTGAGACTATAAACATCAACTACTTCAGTAAATGCTTAAGAAAGGTAAATGTAGATTACAAATATGAAAAATATAATGCAGGTTGTTTTAAAAGAGGTTTTCCTGGATGGAATAAAGGAGTTAAAACGGGTGTAAAGCCTAGAAAATATGACGAAAATGGAGATGTTATTTGGTTAGAAAAGCCAATTGGAAGTGAGAGAGTTGATAAAAAGGGATATACTCTCGTGAAAACAAAAGTTCCAAACACTTGGGAGTACAAGCAAAGAGTTATTTGGAAAGAAATTCACGGAGAAATTCCAAATAAACATATAATCATATTTGCTGATGGAGACAAATCTAATTTTCATATAAATAATTTAATCTGTGTATCAAGAAATGAATTAAGGCAGCTTAATTTACATAAGCTGAAAAAAGATGATGCAGAACTCACAAAAACAGGATTAAATATAGCGAAAATTATGATTAAGTTAGCTGAGTTAAAGAAGGAGAAGAAATGAATATAACTGAATACAATTCTAAAAACACGGGGAGGCAAGTTCTAGTTTTGGGAAAAGATGATATAAAAATTTTAAATCATTTTGCAAGTGTTGCTAAAAGTGGCGAATTAAAAGGACTGATAGTTGCTGGGAAATATGTAGGTTTTACTGATACATATAGACTTTTGACGGTGAAAGATGAAAATGAAGCATTACCTGGAGCCAATACAACTACTCCTTTTATATACGATGTGCTAGATGTGTTGAAAAAAGCTAAATGCCTGGCAGTACTTAAAGATGGAAAACTTGCAATTCAAGTAGGTATTGAAGTAACAGAATATGAGCCTATGAAAGATGTGAAAGTTCCAAATATTGCTACAGTTAGAGAAGGGTTAGATTATGAAACTTATACGGAAGCATTTCCATCAGTAAATTTTGCCGAAAACGTAGTTTGGAAGATGTTAAAAACTCCAGCTGGACAAGAGCGTTACAAGAAATACTTTGAGTTTGAAAATGGAAAAGTAATAGTTGAAGCTTATCCAAATGAAAACTCTAAGTTAGTTTTAGAAATATTGGAGCTAGTGAACGATAAAACAAGTTTAGTAACTAATTTAGACTGTAAATACTTAGACTTGTGGTTCAAATGGACTAAAAATAGTAAGTTTGATTTAGCATTAGGAAAAAATAATAAATGTGCTGTTAAGTTTAGTAAAGATAAGGTTGACTATATCGTTATGCCTTTATTGATGATGGAATAAGGAGAGGAGCTAGAGAGTATGTTTACATTACCAAAGAAAAGAGAAAAGAGAGTCGCTGGAAGACTTACTGAAGTAGTAAGAGTTAGATATTCAACTCTTGAGTATATCGATGAAATGGTTGAAGAAAGTGGTTTATCAAGACAAGAAATTATAGATAGAGCAGTTAGATATGCTTATGATGATTTAGAATGGGAGGAAGAATAATGAAATTATATGAAATAACAAGTGAAATGAGAGCTTTAGATGAATTGTTTTTAAGCTGCATAGATGAAGAAACTGGAGAAGTTAAAGATGATGGTGTGATTGATATTTTAGAACAAGAATTAAAATTACAATTGCAAACAAAAGGAGCAGGAATAATCAAATCTTTTAAAAACTCTGAAGCAATGTTAAATGGGGTTGATGAAGAAATAAAAAGACTTCAAGCTTTAAAAAAATCTATTTCTAATCAAATAAATAGTAGAAAAGAATACATAGTTAGAAATATGGAAATGATGGGAATTACTAAAATAGAAACTGAACTTGGAAACCTAAGTTTAAGAAAATCAAAATCAGTAAATATCTATGATGAAAGCTTAATAGATAAAAAGTTTATTGAGATAGAAACAAAAGAAAAAATCTCAAAAACTGAAATTAAGAAAGCTATTGAAGCTGGAGAAAATGTTCAAGGTGCAAATATAGTAGAAAAGAATAGTTTAAATATAAGATAAGGAGAAAGATTATGGCAAATATGATAATGGTTCTTGGAGAAAGTGGAACAGGAAAATCTACAAGTATTGAAAACTTAAATGAAAAAGAAACTTTTATTATTCAAGCTGTCGATAAACCTTTACCTTTCAAAGGATTTAAAAAAAGATATTCTTTAAGAAGCAAAGAAAATCAAAAAGGGAATAGATTTATAAGTGACAGACCTGAAGTAATTATGAAAATCCTAAGTACCTTGGATAAGGAAAAGGAAGTAAAAAATATTATCATAGATGATTCTCAATACATAATGGCTAATGAATTTATGAGAAGAGCAAAGGAAAAAGGTTATGAGAAGTTTACTGAAATTGGTCAAAACTTCTATAACTTAGTTGATAAAGCTAATTCTATGAGAGAAGACATAAATATAATTTTTTTACAACATATAGAAGTTACAGATGATGGAAGAAAAAAAGCAAAGACTATAGGTAAATTGATTGATGATAAAGTTGGATTAGAAGGTAGATTCACTATAGTTTTAGCAACAGAAATTGAAGATGGAATTTATTATTTTAGAACTCAAAACAATGGCAATGATACTTGTAAAAGTCCAAAAGGAATGTTTGATGAATTAAGAATTCCTAATGACTTAAACTATGTAATACAAAAATCAAATGAATATTTCAATTAATAACAGGAGGAAATAAATATGATGAATTTATGGACAGAAAATGAAGAAGATTTAAGAGAAGAAACTAAAGAAGGTAGTAAAACAGTAAATAAGAGTGGAGTTTATAACTGCACTATTGAGGAAGCTTTAATAATAAGTGGAAAGAATGGTTCTCAATCTCAAGGACTTAAGTTAGTTTTAAAAACTGATGAAGAACAATATTTTTATCCAGTTGAATTTTTTAGAAAAGCTGATGGAACTGAAA